TCAATCGTCGTTTTCGGAAGTGAGTTCCTCCGGCCGAAGGCCGGATTGGCGCCCCCCGAGGCGCAAGCGCAGGCCCGGCCCGTTGCCATCGTCCTCCAGGAACTGGATGCCCGCTTCTTCGAAGGCAAGGCGCATGGCCGCCAAGTCCTGCCTCTGCGGTACTCGTCCGCCCTTTTCAAACTCGGCAATGATGACTTTCGGCACGCCGGAGCGCTTCACCAGATCGGCAACGTCGAAATCCAGGAGTGCGCGGGCAGCGCGGCTGAGAGAAGGGGTGAGGGACATTGTGAACGCCTCATGCGAATGAACAGGCCAATATTTGGCAGCAACCGGCCTTAACAGGAGATGTAGGAAGCGATTCGGCTATTTTCAAGGTTGGCCGTAAAAAGCCTTCTACGCGGGATTTGAAGTCAAATAACTCAACGATTGCTTGAGTTTAGTCCGAAATGTGGAAACTTAAAACCCGCATTCCGGAGCTTCTATGAAGGGTTCCAAGGGTCTCTTTTTGTTGGGTTGAATGTTGGGTTGACATGTTTTTCGGGTTATGCTTCCTCTGCGGAAACTAACCCCGATGAGACTACCAATGGCGAGAAAAATCAACAAGCTTCACCCCCTCACGATCAAGCAGCTGACCGAGCCTGGACGGCATGCCGATGGCAACGGATTGTACCTGGTCATAACCAAAGCCGGCACGCGCAATTGGTCCTTCATGTATCGGCACGCCGGCAAGCTCCGCGAGATGGGAATCGGCCCTACCAGCACCGTCACACTTGCCGAGGCGAGGCGCCGAGCCGGTGAGTTGAGGCTGGCCGTCCTTGATGGCCGCGACCCGATTGCAGAGCGTGAGGCGGCACGCGAAGAGGTGGCCGCAATCGAGAAGGTCAAGAACCTGCCGACGTTCCGGCGCGAGGCCGAGGCGTATGTCGCCGCGCACCGGTCAGCTTGGCGGAACGAGTACCACGGCACGCAATGGCTCTCCGGCGTCGACCTGCACTGCGCGCCTATCAATGACATGCCGGTCGATCAGATCGGAGTCGACGAGGTGCTGGCGGTACTGCAACCCATATGGGGCCGCATCCCTGCGAGAGCCTCTCGCATCCGCGCCCAAATCGAGCAGGTGCTCGACGCCGCCAAGGTCAAAGGACTCCGCTCCGGTGAGAACCCGGCACGTTGGCGCGGCAACCTCCGGCACCTGCTGCCGGCGATCCCCAAGCTTGTCCGCGGCCATCTGGAAGCCATGCCCTACGCCGACGTCCCGGCCTTCATGGCTAAGCTCGCCACGGTCCGCGGCGTGAGCGCCGATGGCTTGGCGTTCCTCATCCTGACGGGGGTGCGAACGAAGGAGTGCATGGGCGCTCGCTGGCATGAACTCGACCTCAAGGGTGGACTCTGGACCATCCCCAAAGAGCGTATGAAGGCGAACCGGGAGCACCGAGTCCCGCTCTCCGCGCAAGCCTTGGAAATCCTGCGGCGGCGCTATGCGGCACGTAAAACCGATGACGGCTGTGTGTTCCCCGGCTGGGGTCGCACCGATGCCCGTCCGCTCTCCCAGCCGGCCTTCATCATGCTCTTGCGCGGCATGGGGATCAAAGGCCCGACACCGCACGGCTTCCGTTCCAGCTTCCGCGACTGGGCGGCCGAAGAGACGCACCATAGCCGTGAGACGGCCGAGGCGGCTCTTGCGCATCAGGTAGGCGACGCGACGGAAAGAGCCTACCGGCGCGCCGACGCCTTAGAGAAACGCCGCACGCTTATGCAAGACTGGGCCGATTACATCCTGCCGCCTACCGTTCCTCAAGCCGCCGAGCCCGAAACGCACGCCTTCGAGGCGCTCCTTTAACCCATGAAAAAACCGCCGCCCGGTGGCGATCCCGGACGGCGGCAATAGTTGAAAGATGGAAGAAATGTCTCTAGCACCTTCCCTTACGGAAAGCAAGCCCGAAGCCCTCGATCTGACGGTCCGAGCCTTCGAAAGCCGGAACGATTCCACCGGTCAGGATCTCACACTCTCATGGCCTGAATTCTGCAGGCGCATTGCCAAGCCCCGCATCGGTAAGACCTCGGCCGCGCAATACATGGCCTTGCCTGGCACCGGCAAACCCGGACAAGAGACCCGCACCACGCACAAAGACGTCGGAGGCTTCATCGCCGGTCGATGTGCAGGCGGGCGCACGAAAGACGATGTGAAGGATCGTTGTCTTGTGACGCTCGACGTCGACCATGGTGCGCCGCTTGGGGAGTTCCATCACCTGATGGGCGGTGCCGGTGTCAGCGGTGCGTTGCTATCTCATGAATGGATGGCGCACACCACGCGCACGCACACGGCTGACGAGCCGAAGTTTCGGATTCTCATTCCCTTGGGCCGGCCAGTATCGCCCGTTGAGTACGAACTGCTTGCCGAGATGCTCGCTGACACATTGTTGTCGACCGTCGAGGATTCCCGAGCCGCGATCGACTCGACCTGCTTCCGGCCGACGCAATTCATGTTCTGGCCTTCCCGCAATACCGACGGCGAATTCTGGACAGAGCATAACCGCGGCTCGTTGGTCGACCCTGATGAGTATCTGGCCGACGTCAGCGCTGCCGAGCTGAAGGAACGCCAGCGCGTTTATGAAATGAAGTTGCCTGACCCTCGCGAAAAGGAGGGGGCAATCGGCACGTTGTGCACCCTCTTCACCCTCGCCGACGGCATCCGGTATTTCAACCTACCGTACACGCCGACCCGGCAGCGCAACCGCTGGAGCTATGCGCACGGCAGCGGGACAGACGGCGCAGTGCTTTACGATGGCGGCCTCTATCTCAAATCCTACCATGAGTCCGATCCGGCCAATAACGGCCATTGCTTCCATCTCTATGACCTGGTGAGCATTCATCGATACGGGCGTACCGATGCACACAAGGAAATGCTGGAGCTTTGCCGTCACGACCCAAAGATTGGGTCGCACCTGCCCGAAGAGTACCGGCCGTTTGATGCTGACGCGGCATTCGATGACGAAGGCCCGGAGCGCAACGCGACCGACTTCGCGCACCTACTCGACGACGAGCCCGCAAAGCCTGCCGTCCCCGGCTATGTCGCGAAGCTCAACAAGACGTACGCGCACATCATCAATGGATCGAAGCGCTACATGTTCCGCGATCGACCGGACGGCGGATTCGACTTGTTGACCATGGACGCCTTCCACGGCCTGTTGGAAAACAAGCCAAAGGTGCGCGCGGAAGGCCATCGGGACACTTCCCTTTCCGAAGCATGGCTGTCGCACCCCAAGCGCCGCGAGTATGAGTACGGTTTGACGTTCGAGCCCGGCAAGCCGGAAACCCCCGGCAAGTTCAATCTATGGCGCGGATGGCGCGTCACCCCCGATCCCGATGCGAGCAAGTGCAAACTGATCCTGGCCCACATGCGGGACGTCATCTGCAACGGCAACGAAGGGTACTATCGCTATTTGCTCGCATGGTGCGCGCACATGGTCCAGAAGCCCGAGCAGAAGCCCGGCGTCGCAGTCGTGCTCAAGGGCTTGAAGGGTATCGGCAAGGATACGTTCGGCTACTACCTGCGCGACCTTATGAACCGTACCCACTATTTCATGACGTCGCAACCGGATCAGATCACCGGTAAGTTCAATGCGCACCTTGAGGGGAAGCTCCTGTTCCACCTCGAGGAAGGGTATTGGGCCGGCGACAAAAAGGCCGAAGGCGTGATCAAGAGCCAGATCACCGCGCCGAACATGCCGATCGAGCGCAAGGGCGTCGACACGATCATGATGCCGAGTTGCCTGCGCATCCTGATTTCCAGCAACGAGTCATGGGTCGTGCCGGCGACGGAGGATGATCGCCGTTGGTTCATCCTCAACGTGTCGGCAAGGCGGAAAGAAGACGCCGCCTATTTCCGCGCGCTCAATGAGGAGCTCGACGGCGAAGGCCCTGCCGCTTTGCTTCACTACCTGCAACACCACGACTTTTCGGACGTCGACATTCGCAACCCTCCGAAGACGGATGCGCTTGCCGAGGAAATCGAGGCCGGTAAGCAAGGCATTGAAGCGTGGTGGGCGGAAGTGCTTGCCGATGGCGAGTTATACAACGGTGTGGCCATAAGCGGCTGGCCGGGTGGCGAGGGCGAAGTCAGGTCTAACGCGCTCTACAACAACTATCGCGCCTGGATGGACGAGCACGAGCGTCACCGGCGCAAGCTCCCGAAGGAAACGTTCGGCAGGCAACTGCGCAAGATCGCACCGGTGAGATCGGCGAATGTCGGTGGGGGAGGGCGCGAACAATATCGCGTCTATCGCTTCGCACCCTTGGAAGAGTGCCGTGAGTACGGAGGCAAACGCCAATGACTCTTGTTTGGCAATCGCCTCGCTGCACCTTGTACGTGCAGCAAGCCCCGATACGTGCAGCAGCTAAGTCGTTGAAAATAAAAGGTTGCTGCACGTTCTGCACGTTCTGCACTCAAAAACTGAGTCGCTTTCATGAGCGTGTGTGCGAGCGCGTATGTGCGCATACGAATGTGTGCGGGCATGTGCGTAAGACTCTATTTCTACCTGTAGAACATGCAGAACGTGCAGCAACCTTTATAAATCAATCACTTAGGCGCTGCACGTTGGATAAGCCTACGTGCAGCAACGTGCAGCAAATGGCTTTTTCACCCTCAAACAAGGTGCAACTTGCAAGCTGCAATGACCATCGCATACGGCAAGTCATTGATATCGTTGCCGATCTCCCGTGGGGGTCGATGGGTCCTTGGTTGGGCCGGTCGCCTGCGGGGCACGCTGAGCCCCGGCTTTTCGGAATTTCCAATTTTTTCAGGATCAGGATTCCAACCACATGAGCCTTGAGCAAAATTTTCGGCATGAGACTGCCTTCGATCATCTTTTGGGCGATACCCCACCCCCGGCAAGCAAAAAGCGCGCAACGGTACGATCAGGAATGCCCCTAGGATCGACAGCGGAGCCCCATGGCAGGCAAGTCGACCCTTCCGAAGGGAATGACACATGGAAGAAAAAGAAGCCGTCCACGGCCTTACTGACGAAAGAGCAATTTTCCGGCCTTGTCGGCTGTACAATTCGGCAAATCAGTAAACTGATCGCCGAGGGTGTGCTGACACTCGACACTCAAGGCCGGCTCGAACTCTACGGCAGCGTAAAAAGCTATTGCCAACGCCTGGTAGGCATTGCTTCCCAGCGGCAAGACGCGACCTTGCAGAAAGCGAAGATCCGTCAGACTGAAGCCGCGGCCGAAAAGATCGAAATCGAGAACAAGAAGAAGCTCGGTGAGTACCTGGACGTTGCCGAGGTTGAGTCCGAGTGGAGCGGAATCTTGCGTGACCTTCGCGCTCGCATGCTGGCCGTGCCGTCTCGAGTTGCTCAACGCCACGGCACGCTCAACAATCACACCGTCGACATGATCGATCGGGAAATCAGAGATGCTTTGACGGAGTTGGGCAATGCGAAGTGAAGCCTTACAACGAGTCCGAACCGCCGCCCTCCGCAATCTCATCCCGCCGCCCAAGATCGACCTGCCGACATGGGTTGAGGAAAACATCCGCCTGCCGGACTCGGTTGCCGCGCTACCCGGCCCGCTCAAGCTGACAAAACCCCAGCGCGGAGTCCTTGAGGCGATGGGGGATCCGGACATAGAGCGACTGACTTGGGTCAAGCCGGTGCGCATTGGTGCGTCGACCGCCTTAACCGCCTTCGTCGGCGCCCATGTTCACAACGAGCCCGCGCCGATCATGGTGCTTTTGCCGACTGAGGATGATTGCAGACGGTACGTCACAAGCGACGTTGAGCCGATTTTCCAAGCCTCACCGACTCTGCGCGGCTCGCTTACCGGTGAGTTGGTGGAGGGGCGCAACACCCTGCTTTCCCGCCGCTTCCCTGGCGGTTCGCTCAAAATCGTCGCGGCCAAAGCCCCTCGCAACTTGCGAGCTCACAACGTCCGAATCCTGCTGGTCGACGAGTGCGACGGTATGGAGAACACGACGGAAGGCTCGCCGATTCTCCTGGCCGAAAAGCGCACCCTCTCCTTTGCGAACCGCAAGATCGTGCTGGCGAGCACGCCGACCTATGAGGAAAGCGGCCACATTCTGCGCGCTTACCGGGAGTCGGACCAACGAGTCTTTGAGCTCCAGTGCCCACATTGTTCGGGGCGGTTCGAGGCCCTCTGGCGCCACGTGCGCTGGCCGGAAGGCGAGCCCGAAAAGGCGTTCATGGTCTGCGATAGCGGATGCGTGATCGAGGAGTCGGAAAAGCCCGCCATGGTCGAGAATGGCCGTTGGCGCGCGACACGGCCGGAAGTCAAAGGCCATGCGGGATTCAAGTGCAACGCGCTGATTTCGAACCTGCACAACGCCCGTTGGTCTGTGCTTGTGAAGGAATTCCTTGCGGCAAAACGCGGCGGTCCGGACCAATTGCAAACTTGGACCAACACAATCCTTGCGGAAGGCTGGAAAAACGCCGTCGAAGAAGTGAGCGAAACCGAACTGGCTTCACGGGCCGGCAATTTCGGCCTGACTGACATCCCTGCCGAGGTGCTTGTCGTGACCGCAGGAGTCGACGTCCAGCGGGACCGGCTCGAGGTGTCGTTTATTGGCCACGGTAAGGACAATACCGTTTTCGTGCTTGGCCATAACGTCATTTGGGGCTCGCCGGCCGACGACTCCACGTGGGCCGAGCTCGACGAGCTATTGCGCACGACCTGGCCGCACAAGAAAGGCGGTACGTTGCGAGTGGATGCCGCCGCCGTCGATGCCGGCGACGGTGTGACGATGGACCGCGTGCTTGCCTTCTGTCACCCGCGCTGGTCTCGCAAGATCGTTCCCATCAAAGGCGTTGCCGGCACACGGCCTGCCATCGAGGTGTCGAAAACCCGGGGTTCGCGACTCTGGATCCTCGGCGTAGATGGCGTCAAGCAGAACGTAATTCGGCGGTTGGCAGGCGGGCAGGGGATCCAGTTCAGCAACACCTTGCCGGCCCGATGGTACGAGGAAGTGACTTCGGAGCGCCTCGTCGTGCGCTATCAGCGCGGATTCCCGATACGCCAATGGGAACGGATTCCCGGTCGGGCTGCCGAGTGCTTGGACTGTCTGACCTATGCCGTCGCGGTGCGCGGTATTGTCGGTCAGAACTTGGAACGGCGGGAACAAGATCTTTCGAGTGCTGGACACCCTGCGCCTAGGCAACCTATGGTTATTCGATCGCGGTGGATGTCCCGTTGACGGGGGCAATTCCGCTGAGGGGGAAAACATGTCTGACGTCTGGAAGGTGGGTGATGTCGCTTGGCGTGCTGGTACAAGTGCACCCCATATGACGATAGTTGCAATCGACGGCGAGCGTGCACAATGCACGTGGACAACCCCGAGACGCAAAGTCATGCGCGAATGGATTCCGCTCGCCGCCCTAATCAAGCCTATTATTACCGGCCCGATGCGAGTTTGGTTTTGATCTTCAGGTCAGAACACTCGCTACCGGTAAGCAGGTTTTGGAGCTTGCGGCCGATTTCGCTGTAGACTCGTTCGCGAAGGTTCAACAGGTCCTCAGATTTGCCGCGTGAATCCTCGCGTTCCGCGAGTCTGTCCAGAAACTCGAAGTCCTCCTGGAACGCGGCAAGGAGTTGCTCACGGGTTTCGTTGGTTACAGTCATTTGGTGTCCTCCGTTGTTGAGAACACGATGGTTGACCTTGTCGTGTGATTTGGCAAATCACGTTTTTCGGTAGAAACGGTACGGAAATCAACTAAAAATCAACTGACCGCTTGCGTAGTCTGAAGGTTTTATATTCACCGGCCCATTGTTTACAGGCCGGATAGAACTGACAGGCTTCCCAATAAGCCCGCTTTAGCGGCCAGGTGCGCAATCTCACGAAGTCTCGCAGCTTGCCCATGAAACTGCCTGGGTGCTCACACATCCGAGGCGCTCGCACCCAAGCCGGAATCGCCGGTACCGCCTCGCCGGGTGTTCGCCAATTTTGAAACAGCTTCGCCATTGATCGCCGCGCTCCAATTCACATCATAGGTTTGTATAATAAAGTCTCTCTCAATGCAACGAGACTATAAACTCAACTGATGCTTGATTTGTTCTATGAATTATTACCTGTTGGCAACGCTTTGACTCTATTACCTTGCGGAAGTATCTAGGATTCCAAGACAAGAGGGATCGAGATGCTTGAATCCGACACGCCGCTCGCACAAGAGCACCGCAACGGCGGCACCGACTACCGACGCGCCGACGCGATTGCCGTGCTGGTTGCTTCGGGGCTCGGCCTGAAAACCGCGACAAGCCGCTTCGACAACATGGCCCGGACCGGCTTGCTGCAAGGTACCGTAGCCGACCCCGATGACGGGCGCGGCGCGCGTGCTCTCCGGCTCGTCGATTGCGCTGCGGCCGTCATGTTCTCCGGTCTGATCAATGCCGGCATCGCCGACAAGCAGCTCATGGCGATGGCATCCATGGCCTTGTATCGCTGGCCGGCCGCCGCCGAGCCGACGACGCCGATTCCGCTCGCCCAAGCCATTTTCGACGACGCCCACGGCATGCCGTGGGCGCTGGAGCTGCAGCTAGGCCGCAACGTCGAGACTGGCGAGCGTCTGATTAATTCTGCCTTCCACAAGATGGGCGAGCCTGCCGTTTGGTTGGATCCGACCATGTTCGACCGGCCCGACTACATGCCGGTGGCAAGCCTGATGCTGCCGACTGCCGGCCCGTTCATGGCCTTCGCCCGCCTGACAAAAGGGGCGATGCATTGAACCTCTTTGATCGCCTCCGCCGCACGGCTGCCGCATGGATCGCCCCGACTGGCCGTCGCAGCTTCGATTCCCCCGGCCGGCCGTGGACGAATTACACGTCGGTCCGACAGATCAATGCCGAGATCGGCGCGACCGCTGGCAATCTCGCCGGTAAAGCCCAAGCGCTCTATTTGACGAATCCGCTGGTCCTGAACGGCGTCGAGAATCTCATTGCTGAGATGATCGGCCCCGGCATCCGGCCCGCACCGATCCATGACGACCCGGAGGTACGCGCCGAGGCTCTCGGCCGTTGGGATCGCTACGCGCCGCGTTTCGACTTTGAAGGCTTGTCGGACGCCTACGGTTTTCAGACTCGCCTCATGCGGTCCGTGATCCTCACCGGCGACGGTTTTGCTGTCCGCAAGCTGGGCTCGCCGGATCTCCGCTGGCACTTGCTCGATAGCGCCCAAGTTGATCGCACCCTTACGCGTGAGTTGCCCGACGGCAATTCGATCGTGCAAGGCGTCGAATTCAACGCTGCCGGCCATCGCGTTGCCTATTGGATTTCGCCCCGGCCAGCCGCGACGATCTTCGAGTCATGGGCCCAGCCGGTACGTGTCGACGCGGCGGAGGTGCTCCACGTTTTCAAGCCGTTGTTGCCCGGCCAGGTGCGCGGAATCTCATGGGCCTCAAGCGTAGTCGGGACTGCAGCCGAGCTGACAAAGCTTATGGAAGCGCTCGTGATGGCCGCCAACGTTTCGAGCATGTTTGTCGGCGCGATCACGACCGAAACCGACTTTGCCGGGCCGGACGACGACCCGATCGGTGACGCATCAACACCCAGTCTCGAGCCCGGCACGATGCTAAGGCTCAAAGGCGGCCAGCGGGTCACCTTTTCCAGCCCCCAGCAATTGAATGCGGCCGTCGATATTCTACGGGCCGAGGTGCGCGCGATCGGCGCCGGCCTTGGCGTGCCGGCGTTCTTGGTCGACGGCGACCTGTCGACGGCGAATTATTCGAGCCTCCGCGCGGGTCTCATCCCGCTGAGGCGCAAGAATGAGGCGTTCATCTACGGCACGCTCGTTCCGCAATTCTTGAATGCCGTTTGGTCCGCCTGGTCGCTGATCGAAGAGCTCGAAGGCCGGCCGACGCCGCGCACCTGCGAGTGGATTGCACCGGCCGCCTGGCAGGTCGACCCGCAGAAGGCTGTCGACGCCGACGTTGCCGAGATCGACGCGGGGCTTGCCTCCCGTCGCGAAAAGGTCGCGGCCCGCGGCTGGTCTGTCGAACAGATCGACGATGAACGCGCCGCTGATGCTGCCCGTGAAAAAGAGCTCGGCCTGTCCAAGCCGGCACCGGCCGCCCCCAAAGACAACGGAGTCCAGAATGCACTTCAAACGTAGCGCCGTGTTCAAAACCGTGCGGCACCGATCAAGTGCCGGCGCGAGCAGTTTCGACGCTGAGACGTTGACGATCACGGCCGTGATCGCCTCGCAACCGGCACCGGTGAAACGGTCCGATACCCGCGGCCCGTACGAAGAGCGACTCGACTTTACGGGTGTAGACTTTGGTGCGCTTGCGGGCCTGCCGCTCTTGAACGCCCATAGGTCAGGTAAGGCGGAAGACTCCATTGGTGAGGTGCTGTCCGCTCACTTGGAAGGCGATCTTGTCGTCGCGCAGATCCGCTTGTCTGGTGCCGATGACGTGGCGCCGGTACGCCAACGCGCGGCCGACAAGATCCTGCATTTCAGCATCGGGTATACGGCTGCCAACATCGTCAAGACGGTGCGCGCCGGCATGCGAGTCCGAACGATCACACCCTCAATCCACGAAGTCTCGACCGTGCCGCTCCCGGCCGATCGAAAAGCCAAACAAAGGAGTGGCACCATGGATCCCGAAGATAATGACGTCGTCGAGCTGACCGCCGAAGAGGTGACTCAGATCCGCAATTGGGCCGACTATGCCGGCCTCGCGCGCGAACAGGTGGAAGATGTACTCGACGCCGCCGAGGATATCGAAAGCGCCCGCGAGCTCATTCGAGCCGCACAGCAGGAGCGCAACGCCACGGCCCGCCGCATCACCTCGGTACGCGCCCAGCCGCACGATGATCCGGACGCGGTCCTGGCACTGCGCACCGAGGCTCTTGCCTGCCGTGCTCTCGGCGGTACGCCCAGCGATGCCGCTCGCGCCTTCATGCACGATCGCCTGTCCGACCATGCTGCCGGTCTGCTTCGGGCTCGCGGCGAGACGGTGCGCGCCGGTGAAAGCCCGGAAGCAATCCTGACTCGCGCTGCCCAGCATACCATCAGCAACTTCCCGGCGCTCCTGGCCGGCGTCGGCAATCGAGCCCTCACGGCAGGATTCACGCCGGCCTTGTCGCCGCTGCGCAACCTGGCACGACAGGGGACGCGCCCTGATTTCCGGCCCAGCACTCAGCTTCGCACCGGTGAGCTCGGCATGCTGCAGAAGGTCAGCGAATCCGGTGAGATCAAGAGCGATACGAGGGTCGAGGAGTCGGAAGGTTTCGCGATCGATACTTATGCCAGCATGTTCTCGCTGTCGCGCAAGGCGATTCTCAATGACGACTTGGGCGCATTCGCCTCCTGGGGTCGCGATGCCGGCCAGGCAGCGGCCGCGACGGAGAATGCTCTTGTGGTTGCCATGCTGACGAAGGCCAGCGGTTCCGGGCCTGTCATGGGCGACGGCAAGACGCTCTTCCACGCCGACCACGGCAACATTGCCAGCGGTACGCTGCCGACAACCCCGGAAGAACTCATCGGGCTGCTTTCCGCGGCGCGCCTTGCCATGCGGAAGCAGGTCGGAGTCGACGGCAAGACGATCATTTCCGTGTCGCCGAAAACGCTCGTTGTTCCGGCCGAACTGGAAACGATCGCAGAGGCTGCGCTGACTCTGATCGCCGCCGCAAGGGCCGATGACGTCAACGTATTCGGCGGGAAGCTGTCGCTTGCCGTTGAGCCGCGGATTACCGGCCGCTTCTATCTGGTCGGTGATTACAGCCCGATCGAAGTCGCCTATCTGGCGTCCGCGCCGGGCCCGCAGATGGCTTCGCGCGAAGGGTGGGACGTGCTCGGACAGGAGTTCCGTGTCGTGCTCGATTTCGGATGCGGCGTCACCGACTGGCGCAACATCTATCAGGAAAGCCTGGCCTGATGCCGAGCCCGGATGAAATCCGCACTTGGCGGGACGCGCTGATTCAGGCGCGTCTCTCCGGGGTGCGCGAAGTGCGCGACGCTGACGGAAAAACCATCCGGTATGCCACGGACTCAGAAATGGCCGCGGCCATCCGGTCCGCCGACAAAATGCTCGCCGGGGCTTCCCGGCAAGCGCCCAGCTTCAAACGCATCACGACGAGTTCAAAAAGGATCGACCGATGAAAAACTTTGTCCAACGCGGTGAGACAATCACCATTCCGGCAACTGCCGACTATGCCAGCGGCGACGTTGTGATCGCGGGCGCCCTGGTAGGTGTGGCAGGCGGTGACGCTGCAACCGGCGATGACGTCGACGTGTCGCTGACGGGCGTGTTCAATCTGCCCAAGGTCAGCGCGCTCGCGATCGCCATCGGAGATACGCTCTATTTCGACGCGGCCACCAAGCTGGTGAACAAGACGGCCAGCGGCAACACCAAAATCGGTGTGGCTGTGACCGCCGCCGCCAACCCGTCCGCTGCCGTCGACGTCCGGCTGGTGCCTTCGATTTAAGGGAAGTTTCGAGCCGGGGGTTTTCGCCATTTGGACCGGCTTGATGAACGTGAGCGGTGTTGGACTCATCCTCTTCCGCCGCTCACAAGGGGCCCGCCTCATGTTTTGCGAGGGCGTGAGGCGGGCCTTATTTCAGCCGATGCAATCTCAAGTTTTTGGGTTGGTGTTGCGTAGGCGGCGCTGCTAAAAATTAAAGTGTAATTGTTTCAATATCTTAGGTCATTTTTTCGCGGGAGATGTAGGAAACAGCGAGGCGTTCGGCCAGTTCATCCATCAAGATCGCAGGGAAGTGTTTCCTCGGCGGATGCGATTCCTGAATCGATTTCGATGCTGTAGAGGAGGGCCCTGACTTTTCAAGGAAGGACACTCCCATGGTCAAGCGTCTCCATCCCGGCGCGCGTTTCTGCAAGGCGGTCGTCGCCAACGGCATCGTCACCACGGCCGGCATCACCGCTGCCGATACCAGCGGCGACACCACCGCGCAGACCGCCGACATCCTGGCGCAGATCGATGCCCTGCTGGCCGAAGCCGGCAGCTCGAAGGCGAACCTGCTCACGGCCAGCATCTGGCTGCGCGACATCGCTCATTTCGGCCAGATGAATGCCGTCTGGGACAAGTGGGTCGACATGAACAATCTGCCCGTTCGCGCCACCGTGGAAGCTCGCCTGGCCACGCCGGAACTGCTGGTCGAGATCCAGGTCACCGCCACGGCTTGA